GATTATGCCTAATGGATAATTCAGTTGATGACGGTTTGCATTATTATGCAGACCGTCTTTCAACATCACTTGCCAACGGCGTATATATACTTGAATTTAACAGCCCAAAAAACACTCCGAAACATCAATTTTTGAAAGAGGGGAATTACATCACATTCCTAAACAACCAAAATGTGCGAGTGTTTATGAATATGCGGAACGTAGAGGATAGTGGCGGTAACGAAAAGACAGTTTACTGCGAGGATGCAGCTATAATCCTAGTAAACTCATTCGCTGAAATCCAAGAGAAACCAAAAGCACCACAAAACATTGATTACTATCTCAACTTTGTACTCAAGGACACCGGCTTCTCGATAGGGCAAAACGAATGCAATATTAAAGAGTCTTTCGAGTTTACAACCCAGCAAACAATCCTAGAGCGCGTGAGAGAGATACTTTCCAAGTTCTCATGCCAATTCTATTTCTCAGCAGAACTGACAGGGACAGGGCCTAGATTTTTCATCAACATTGTTAAGAACAGATTGGAAGGCGAGCCAGGCTTTTATGTCACCTCTGATAACTTTGTAAATCGAATTGATAGGAAAGTTAATATCGACCACATCGTTACACGCTGCATTGTTCGAGGAGCAGAGAAAAAAGGTTCAACAAACAATCAACAGGCGCCTCAAGAGGAGAAAAAGCCGGATAACAGCTCACTAATCGAAAAAGTCATGAAGATTGCGACAGACCAGTTAGGCAAACCGTATGTATGGGGTGCCAACGGGCCAAACTCATTCGACTGTTCAGGATTCGTATCGTATTGCTTCAGACAAGCAAATGTCCCAGGGTATCCTAAAACGGGCCGCCCAACGACCAATTCTATGTGGGATAGAGGCGGTGCACACACTAGCTATTTCGATAGAATAACCGCTAGTGAAATTAGGCGCGGCGATATCGTCATGATGGATACTGGATACACTTATCCAGGCGACGCCAACCACGTAGGCATCTACATGGGAGATGGTAAGATTATCCACGCAGGTGACCCAGTACAAATCGGGAATTTATCCAGATACAACAAGGTCGGGTATCTTCGAGTTAAGGGGTTGTGATTATGCCGTTCAAAATGGAAGACATGAAAGAAATGTGGCCAAAAGGCTCAAGGATTGCAATTGTTAAACATAATCACAACATCTTATTCGGCAAAATTATCTGCTATTTAGGAGACAAATTGGTATTCAAAGACGATGAAGGAGACGAACACTTTATTTACCCACATAGCATCAAATACGTAATTAGCGAGGGGGTCATTCACATTGCAATTCAGCGAGATTAAAGAGGCGGCTATTGCCTCCTGGGAACTCAAGATTCTGCCGTCTATTACGGCTGCGCAGTGGGCCATCGAAGGTGCCTATGGCACTTCTGGACTGGCCAAGCCCCCTTATAACAACCACTTTGGGATTAAGGCCAGTCCGGATTGGAAAGGGCGGACCGTCAACATGCCAACACAAGAGTATGGTCCTAACGGATCATATTGGATTAACGCAGATTTTAGAGCGTATGATTCGATGATTGATTCATTCAAAGACCATGCTGCATTTTTCTCTAACAACGAGTGGCGCAGAAACAACTATCGTCACGTCATTGGAGAAACAGATTACATTAAGGCGGCACAAGCGTTGCAAGCTTCAGGATATGCAACTGCAGGAAACTACGGAACATCAATCATCCGAGTAATCGAGCAGAACAAACTCTATGAATGGGATAAAGAAGCATTTGCTAGAGTTAGTTCTGGCGGCGGTTCAGGCACACCAACACCAGGTGAAAACCCAGAGCCACTAAAGACTAGCACAGTATCTATCGAGCGTAGCACGACTAAATCTGTCGGTGGTGAATTGACCTCAGCAGGGCGAGAAGAAGCTTCAAAGATAAAGTTGACTGTAATCGGTGACGAATCAGCTGTAGATGCAGTTCCTTATCTAAAAAGGAGAATGCAATCAGTTAACGGCATTTACAGCAACAGCAAGACTTTGCAAGCAGTTGTCAATGACATTAAGTCATTAAAATCGTCCAAACAACTGAATACCTATGTAGCTATAATGGCTGGCAGATATGGCCAGGTCGATAAGGATGCAGTAGATGCAGTAGTCAACGAGATAGGAGAAGGGCATAAAATACTTTTTGTAGATGCCCCTATCGAAACGCCTAACAAAGGCGCTATGACACAGGAGTATATCTCAGCATCAAATCGACACAAATCTGTGTACTACGTAAATTGGAGCAAATACGCATCGCCATACATCAGCTACTATTACGATGATGGTCTAACGCAAAACAAGAATGGCTCTTCAGGATTGGCTGATTTCATCGCGCAAGCCTGTTACGAAGCCACATCAGGCACATTCGAAGGGAGAACGGCCCAATGGACCAACAAAGCTTACTATGGCATTGAGGAGTTGGAGTATAACAAAGGCGGATTATACTCACCTAAGGGCCAATCAGTGGTATACAATCCAGAGGCAAACGAGCTGTGGGGATTCCGAGTTTCGGGAAAAACACACTGGATTGATGGATTGGTTGAGGTATCGAATGAGCAAGACAAAAACGTCCTGCTAGACGCAGCCATCAAATATATGAAGGAACATAGCGTGCCAGCAGTCCAATATACTGTTCATCTATCAGAAATGCCACAATCCATATCAATTGGAGACAAAGGCATATTTGTAGATAGACACTTCAATCCACCGCTAGCAATTCAAGCGACAGTCATTGAAATAGTAACCAGTGATACAGATCCTACTTCAAACACCGTTACACTCGGGAATGTGACAGAGTTATATCCTACGGAAAACCCAGAAGTAAAAGAGCTAAAACGGAAATTACAGGACATCAGGTTCGATACATTAAAAGAGTATCGCAAAGGAGAACCTGTAGTAATCGAAGTGGACTCTACCAATGGACTCGAATTGGGCGCAACGAACAAGGAAACACGGATATTCGTTGTAGCGAAGCAAGGTAGTTGGATTGTAGATGATGTTGAGTATCGTTGGGAACGACTATCCGACAATAAGGAATCAGATGATACCTTCAACAAAGGTCTTGCAAGAAGTGCTCAATCGGGCGCACTGACAGTCACAACAGGAGACTTGGTCAACAAGGCTGCTACTTTCGTAGTCAGAGCTTATGACTCAAAAGGTGAATTAATTGCCAGTCAGAACATCCACGTCACTGAACCAACTAAATCAAAGTCTGCCTACGAGATAGCTGTAGACAATGGATTTAGAGGGACTGAGACAGAGTGGCTCAAGTCACTCAAAGGCGAACCAGGGCCGAAAGGTATTCCGGGGCCTCCAGGTAGTGATGGGAAAATCCAGTACATCCATGTGGCTTACGCTGACAATACACAGGGCCTTAACTTCTCAACCACTGACCCGAACAGAGCCTATATCGGAACCTATGTCGATGACCAGGAAGCTGACTCTACCGAATGGAGCAAGTATAAATGGACCAAGGCACAAGGCCCGAAAGGTGACCCAGGCAAGGAAACCAAGCACCATCAAGCTTTCGCTAAGGACGCAAAAGGGACTGGTTTCAGCCTAACAGACCAAGCCGGATTGGACTACATTGGCTCCTATTTCGACACCGAAGAGGCTTCCTCTACCGATTGGAGCCGATACACTTGGACCAAAAAGCCAGAAGCCATCGAGCGAGACCAGGCTGATACCAACAAGAAGACCGAGGAGGCTATCAACGCTATCCGAGGCGAGGCGCAGAAGCAACGCCAAGAGCTAGAAGCCAAGGCCGCTCGCCAGGCGGTTGACGCTCTTGTAAGAGAAATACGGACGCTACAGACAGCTGTAGCCGATGACAAGAAAGCAGCCGAGACGGCTGTGGCCAATGCTCTTAACAGAGTTGCTCTTACTCACAACGAGCTACAGGACATGGCGCTTAGGTACCAGTTCCTGGATACCTCAATCACGCTTGCTGAGGAAGGTCTTATCGTTGGTAACAAAGGCGCCGGGACCTATCTGAGAGTTGCTGATGACCGTATTAGCTTTGTTAATAACGGCTCGGAGGTTGCCTTTATCAGTGGTAACATGCTCCAGTTCACACAGGCCATCTTTACAGAGCGCATCCAGGTCGGTGAATGGCTTCTAAGCGGATATGAGCATGATCCGCAAATCTTTGTAATTCGACATGTTGGGAGGAGATAATTTTGTCAGAATGGACACAATATGACGCCAAGGTAGTCGGAACAGGCTCACTTGGCTCACGTTTTAAGATAAAGGCCGATGAACCAGACTCAACGGCTAAGACGGTCAAAATCTACTGGGAGGCATGGCTGACAGCCAATCCGGCCGCCGGTTATTATGACGCTGCTGAGGGTACGCCGTGCGACTTGTTCCTAGGACAAAATCAAGTATATAACAAGCGGACTGTGTTTGACCTTAGAGGAGGTAAGAGTGAGCAAAAGATAGCAGAGGGTAGCCATACAGTCAGCTATTCAGAAGCTCCAAACGGTAGTATTACGTTCTCTTGGACATTTGACGGGAGAGCGTACTGGGACCAAATCAAGCAGCCTACAATCATCTCTGGTAATTTCCAGTTGCCAGAGCTTACGGTGGACTACACGCCGACAACTGATAAGGTTGAGTACATGCTAGGAGAGGATGTCACCATCACGACAAACGCTCCAAGTGCCGAGTACACACACGACATTAGCTTTTTGAGCCAGGACAAGTCTCAAAAAGTCATTGGTACCGGCATTACCGATTCCACTCAATGGAAAATTCCGGAAAGTGAAGAGCTTCATGTACCGACAACAACCTCATTCACAGTGGCCATCAAGGTGGACGCTAAGAAAGATGATAAGGTCATTTTTACCAAGAACCTCAACATCAAGGTCAATATCCCAGATAGATACCGGCCGGTTGTTCAAGGCGTGTCGGTAATGGAGACAAACACCAAAGTCAACACCGTCTTAGGTAACAAGGTTTATTTACGAGGTTTGTCGCTTATTAGAGTATTTCCTATTGGACTAATCAAAGCTCCAGGTGCAGAAATCACTAGCTTTGTCGCCAAAATTAAGGAGAAGCCAGAAATATCTGTGACGAGCACCGATGGCAACCTTAACTTCCCGGCTTTCAACTTCCCGGACAAAGGCAACCAACAGGTAACTATCCAAGTGGCTGCTATCGATTCCCGTGGCCGCCAATCCGAGTGGTTTGACAGGCAAATCAATGTGATATACTACCAGGCGCCATCAATCGGTGCCATGACACCAATCCGCACTGGTGAGAGGGTAGTCATTAAGCGAAACTGGTCGGTATCATCCATTGCCTTGGATGGGCCAGACAGTGAAAAGAACACAGCTAAATTGTCATTCTTCGTTCGCCCACAAGGTGGCGAATGGGCCGAAAACACCGGTGCTAATGCTACCGCACTATCCG